GAAAATTTATGTAATGAATACCGGGAAAACAAGCGTTTAATTGAAGAATTGCAAGCTATGAACGATTCTATTAAATTAGATATTCTTGCAATCATGGGAAACGATGAAACACACGTCGAAGGGATGGCAAAAGCCACAAATAAAACAGTTGTTTCTACCCGGTTCGATTCTACCGGATTCAAGAAAGTTTACCCGGATTTGTTCACAGAATACAGCCGGGAAACAAGCTATAAAAGATTTTGCGTTCTGTAAAGGGGGTGCAAGCTATGAAATATTACAAGGTGAAACCGCAATACGATAATAAAACCCGGTACAAATGGAATAACCACCATCAAGGCGTTCCCGATGGTATTTTAATAGCAAATGAATTATACACGCCCGGTGAATATAAACGTCTTGCAATGTGCCCGGCATGGTTTGACGTTGTAGAAATTAGCAAGCGTTCTGTATATTGGTTTTTCGGCGCACGTTTCGCATGAATGGAGGCTTACAGATGGTTAAATATAGAATTGATTTTTTCACTGGTCCGTTTGTGTATGATAGCTTGATCAAGCGCGTTTATAGAACGTGCACATGTATCGATGATGCGATAGTTTACGCAAAATCAGAGGCTGGAAAAATAGGGTATAATTTCTGGAATGTTTTGGAGGTGAATGAATGACGCTTTTATGTATCTTGCTTTTCCCTATTGTGGTATTAGCTGAATTACTGAAAATGAATAAATGATTTTACAGCCCCGGTTATATACCGGGGCTTTTTCGTGCGTGTATCGCCGCCCGGTAAACGTAAAACATAATCAAGAATAGCCGCCCGGGCTTGCGTTGTGGGGCGTTGTGGGGCGTTTCCCGGGGCTTTTGTGCGTGGGTGTATGTTTGTATGGGTTTACCGTTTCCGGGGCTTGTGGCGGTGTTTCCGGGGCTTGTGGGTGTACCCCGGTGGGGGATTGACAAGGGGTGAAACCGGGCGAGGGAGTACGCCGAGTAGCCGAAAAATATAAAAAGGGGCTTGACAGCAACAGCTAAATATGTTATTCTGTTATCAACAGCTAAATATGTTAATCTGTTGCTCAAGGAGGACAAAATCATGAACGCAACCGAAATCGTTATTTCCGCTATGAAAGTCAGAGGTTATAATCAAACTATTTTAGCGGAGAAAGCCGGTCTAAAGAGACAAACCAATGTTAGTGAAATGCTGAGAAGCAAAAGTATGAGGGTAGATAATTTTCTGCTTCTATTAAATAGTATGGATTTCGATATTGTAGTTGTTGATAGAAACAAGACGAACAATAATCCAATCAAATGGGTCGTTGGTAGCAATAAGAACAAACCTGCGGGGCTCGACCTTGACGAACTACTTTCCGACCCCAAACCCGCTGAAAAACCAAAGTACGCCCCGCACAGGACAGGAACACCGAAAATTAAATTGAAGTAGTAAAAGTAGTGGAAAATCGGTTTTTGCGTATAAGTGAGCCAGTATACTCTAAAAGTATAGAGTATATAAGTAAGGTTATACGCAAACACCCAAGAACAACTACTTTTACTACTTGAGGAGGAAGAATATGAAACGAGCAATGATGGATTATTTGGAAGAACATGATTTCAGATATTGCGAAGCAGATTTTTACAATCACCCGAGTATCGGGCGTGAATTAGTTCGTTTTCGATGGGGTAATCCCAAATACAAAGGTCATTTCAAAACCTATCACGGGGTTCGCTATTTTGACGATTTTATTATGACCGAAATCAGACATAAAATCGAGGGTTATAACGATAAAGTCAAGGAGGGTAAATTGCATGAACGAGTTTGAAATTGTAAAACACATAATGATGTTAGACCATGTCACATATGATGATTTATCAGCAAGACTTGGTTATAAATCAAAATCCTCGTCTTACATTACTCTCAACAATAAGCACATTTATGTTGATACACTCAGAAAATTTCTGTCTGAACTCGGATACGAACTTGTAGTCCGTAAAAAAGGAAAAACAGACGGCGGTTATATCATTGATGATAGCGATACCCCCTCCCCGCTTCGCTTCCATGGTATGAGTATGCAATTCGGAACAGAACCGGTTAGAAAAAGCCCGTACCGGTCTCGTGCCGAGAGACTTAGATTGTCAGAGGAACTGAAACATCAGACGAGAGAACTTACTCTAACGGAATGCGAGAACAAATTGTTCGACATTTGGAGTACACTAAAACTCGGTCGCAACCGCAAAAAAGAAAAAGAGATAAGCGAGTACGAGTGCGAATATTTGAGGTATAAAAAAGAAATCGAGGAAATATATAAGGAGGGGTCGGTATGATTTACGGATATGCCCGTGTCTCTACCAAAGGACAAGCTCGTGACGGCAACAGTCTTGACGGACAAGCCGCCCTACTCAAAGAAGCGGGGGCAACGAAAATTTACTATGATTCATTTACAGGGCGCAAAATGGACAGACCCGAATTTGACAAGCTGAAATCCGTCCTCAAAAATGGCGATAAGCTCATAGTTACCAAACTGGATAGATTTGCTCGTAGTGCGGCACAAGGTAGTCAGTTGATTGAGTCACTTATCGAGCAAGGTATCACTGTCCATGTTCTCAACATCGGTGTTATGGATAGAACACCTACGGGGAAACTCATTCGTAATATCATGTTGAGCTTTGCAGAGTTTGAGCGGGATATGATTGTAGAGCGAACACAAGAGGGAAAAGCTATCGCCCGTGAGAAAGGTATACGAGTGGACGGTAGACCAAGCCTTGACTTGCCGATAGAGCTTTTTCAAAAATTCCGTGAAAAACAAAAAGGCGGCGAAATGACTGTGAAGGAATGCTGCGAGGAGCTTAATATCAGCCGTTCAAGTTGGTATAAGTATCTGAAATGTATTGACTTACAGCCGTGTTAGTAGTATAATACAATTATTCTGTAACGGAGGTATGGTGCATGATTACGAACAATATTGAGCTTGATGTGAAAGTGAAGCTCCTTGAAGCCGGTACTACACAGGAAAAACTCGGAGAAACAATCGGGACAACAGGACAGTATGTAAATCGTATTCTCAAGAAAAACAATGAGGTTGTCAATAAGACCTTTATAAAGATGATGGAAGCACTCGGATATGATATACAGCTTGTGTATGTTAAAAGAGAGGGGTAACAGATATGAAATGTATAAAGTGCCAGTCCGAAAATGTAGTTGTTCATGCTGATAGAAAGAAACCGCCTATTTTGTTCGGCTGCGTTCTTCTTGGCTTCGGTTTAGGTCTGATGTTTTTTGGGTTAGGCTGTATTCTCGGAGCGTTGGTGGGTTTGATTATCGGTGGTATTATCAAGGCTCTATTGCCGTATCAGACTATATCCGTAGCGGTTTGCCAAGACTGCGGTAAGTCTTGGGAGGTCAAGCAATGTGGGTAATAGTAATAATTCTTATCTTTCCGCTTGTTGTACTGTGGGAATTACTTAAACAAAACAAGTGATATTAGATGGCGCATGATTGCGAGTAAAGCAGTCATGCGTCTTTTTTTCTTTTGGAGGTACGCTATGGAGCAATTACTGAAAACAATTTTGAAGCAGATTGAGAAGAAGCCGTTTTCCTATCAGACTTACTTTGACCTATATGGTATGAGCAAGGAAGCAATGAAAGATGAAAAAACACAGCAGTTGGGGATTGATTATCTCAAGACCCTCTCCTCTCTCTGTGAAAAGGCTATTCGAGATACAATGTTGTCGGACGATGATTTGAGAGATATATTCACTCTCCACAAGCGAGTGTGCCTTGCTCTCGCTCCGTATGATTTTGACAGCTATCTTCTCTATGTCGAGTGGAAACGTGAGCCGGACAAGAAGTTCTATGTCCCTCGCCGGGAGGTCATGCACCCGGTCGTACAGGCAATGCAAGATTTGATTGACGATAGGCTGGACTTGCTGACGATTTCCATGCCGCCCGGTACTGGTAAGTCCACTCTCGGTATCTTCTTCCTGTCGTGGGTCATGGGTCGATTCCCGGATTCACAGTCTCTTGCTTCCGCTCACTCGGGTATGCTGACACGCTCCTTCTATGACGGTGTGTATCAGATTATCACTGACAGCGAGTACCTGTGGGCTGATGTGTTCCCGGGAGTGCAGTTGGCGGCAACGAACTCCAAGGAGGAAACCATTGACCTTCACAAGAAGCACCGCTTCTCTACTCTGACCTGTCGAGCAATCAACGCTTCGCTGACTGGTGCTACCCGATGTGACAAAATTCTCTACGCCGATGACTTGTGTTCCGGCATTGAGGAAGCTATGAGCAAGGAGCGATTGGATAAGCTGTGGAGTGCCTACACCAATGACCTTAAATCCCGAAAAAAGGAAGGTGCGAAGGAAATCCATATCGCTACCCGATGGTCTGTCCATGATGTTATCGGTCGATTGGAGAATCAGTACGGCGGCGATTCCCGGGCGAAGTTCATCGTCCTTCCAGCACTGGACGCAGACGGCGAGAGTAATTTCAATTATACCTACGGTGTCGGATTCAGCCGCCACTACTTCGAGGACATGAGGAACAATCTCGATGAAGCGTCCTTCAAGGCTCTGTTTATGAATCAGCCTATCGAGCGTGAGGGTCTGCTCTACGATGTGGACGAACTGCGCCGCTACTTTGAGCTTCCGGCAGAAGACCCGGACGCTATCATCGGTATCTGTGATACCAAGGATAAGGGTTCTGACTACGCTTTCCTCCCGGCGGCGTATGTGTACGGCAATGATTATTACATTGACGATTGTGTCTGTGATAACAGTTTGCCGAACATCGTGGACGCTCGGCTGGTGGATATTCTGCTCCGCTGTAAGGTCAAAATGTGCCGCTTCGAGAGCAATTCCGCTGGTGGGCGTGTTGCCGAGAAGGTACAGAACGAGGTCAAGAAGCGTGGCGGTATCACTCGTATCACGACCAAGTTCACCACCGCCAATAAGGAGACGAAAATCATTGTCAACAGCGCATGGGTCAAGGAACACTGCCTGTTCAAAGACGATAGCCTGTATAAGCGTCAGAGCGATTATGGTCGCATGATGGATATGCTCGGTTCTTACACTGTGGCTGGTAAAAATAAGCACGATGATGTTCCCGATGGTATGGCTATGCTGGCAGAGTTCGCACAAAGTCTGTCCGGCGCAAGAGTTGAGGTATTTCAGAGACCGTGGTAACACAGGTCGTATAAGTTATCCACACTTTCCACATAATTATCAACATATAGTGTGTTAGCGTATTGACTTCTACTATATCTTGTGGTATTATGATATGGTAAAAAGAACGAGTTTGAATGGGTGCATGATTGCACGAGGTAATTAGACCTCAAGCAGTCATGCACCCATTTTTTTGTATGCAGAAAGGAGGAAGGAACGTGGCACATCAAATTGACGAGAGCAAGCCGAAGTATCTAAGTCAGACACGATTTATGAGCGGTCGGCGCATTATCAAGACCAGCGTAACAGAAATCACGGACGAAAACGTGGTCGATGTTCTCCGCAAGGCTCTCGCTACTCACGAGTTGAACCGCAGTGAGATTGACTACCTGTGGAAGTATTACCGTGGAGACCAGCCAATCAGAAACCGTGTCAAAGACGTTCGCCCCGAAATCTGCAATAAGATTACCGAGAATCGTGCAAACGAAATCGTGTCCTTCAAGGTCGGCTATCTGTGTGGCGAGCCGATTCAGTACGTCAGCCGCAACGGTGGCGAGGAAATCGTAAAGCAGATTAACACCCTCAACGAGTATATGTTCGCAGAGGATAAAGCCGCTCAAGACCAAGAGCTTGTCGAGTGGCAGATGATTTGTGGTACGGCGTTCCGTCTTGTCCTTCCCGATGAACCGGGTGAGGAAGACGAAGCTCCTTTTGAGCTTTACACTCTCGACCCGAGAGACACCTTCGTGGTCTACTCCAATGAAATCGGCAACAAGCCGCTGATGGCGGTCAAGTACAGCAAGGACGATAACGACATTTTCCACTACTCGATTTACACCGATAACCGCTATTACCTCGTGGACGGAGACATTTTGGTGGAATCCAAACCTCACGCCCTCGACATGATTCCGATTATCGAGTACCCGGCGAACAACGCCCGGCTCGGTTCTTTTGAGATTGTGCTTCCTCTGTTGGACGCAATCAACAATGTGGAAAGTAACCGTATGGACGGTATGGAGCAGTTGGTACAGGCGTTTATCAAGTTTATTAACTGCGACATTACCAAGGAGGAATACGAGGAGTTCTTACAGCTCGGCGCAATCAAGGTGAAGTCCGTGGATGGACAAGCCGCTGATGTTGGTGTAGTCACCACAGAGCTGAATCAGACACAATCGCAGACCCTCAAGGACGATTACTACAACGCAATGCTCACTATCTGCGGTATGCCGAACCGTAACGGTGGTTCTTCCACGAGTGACACTGGTTCTGCCGTGTTGCTTCGTGATGGTTGGTCTGACGCAGAAGCTCGAGCAAAGGACAGCGAGAACGTCTTCAAGCGAGCAGAAAAGAAAATGCTCAAGCTGGTGCTTCGTATTTGCCGAGACCTCGGAGGTCTCACGCTCAAGTTGAGTGACATTGATATGAAATTCACTCGCCGGAATTACGAAGCGATTCAGAGCAAGTCTCAAGTCCTTATCTCCATGCTCCAAGAGCCTAAAATTCACCCACAGTTGGCGTTCCAGCATAGCGGAATGTTCTCTGACGCTGAATCTGCTTACACCATGAGCATGAAGTATTACGAGGAGCAACAGGAGAAAGCCGCTGAACTGGCTAAGAAGACCGCTCCCGATGATTCCGGGGACGGCAATAACGACCCGGATAACAACGATATTTAAGCGGTTTACCGCTGTGAATATAGGCAGAGAAGCCTTAAATCGCAATAGTCAGAGAAGACTTAAACCGCAAACATTGTCACAGAAGACATTAAAAGACAGGAGGATTTCAACATGGCAAAGATTGATATTTCCAAGATTGACGGCTACGCCGACATGACCCCGGAACAGAAAATTGCCGCTCTTGAAGCGTATGAAACCGAAGACCCCGATTACAGCGGATATGTAAAGAAGGACGTTTTCGATAAGACTGCTTCCGAGCTGGCGGCTAAGAAGAAGGAGCTGAACGAAAAGCTCACCGAAGACGAGCAGAAAAAGCAGAAGGAACAGGAGGAACGTGAGGAGTTGCAGTCCAAGTACGACAAGTTGCTCCGTGAAAGCGAAGTCTCCAAGTTCAAGGCGAAGTTGCTCGGCATGGGTTACGAGGAGAAGCTGGCTGACGCTACCGCAGAAGCTATGGCTGATGGTGATACCGAGAAGGTCTTCGCTAATCAGAAGAAACATCTTGAGAATGTCGAGAAGAAGGTTCGTGCGGAAGCCCTTAAAGATACACCGAAACCGACCCCGGACGGAGATTCCAAGACAATGACCCTTGAGAAGCTCCGCAAAATGTCTCCACAGGAGCGTTATGACTATTCTGTGAAGAATCCCGAGGACTATAAAGCCCTCTACACCAATAACGATACAGGAGGTAATGAGTAATGGCTCATAAGATTTATGACAATTTCTATCTCTCCAATGAGGTAGAAGACCAGTTCAATTCCCACCTCGATTTACAGCAGTTCTGTACTGTTGATAACTCTCTCGTGGGTACTGCTGGTATGAAGCGCAAGATTAACGTCTACAAGGCTACCGCTGGTACGGAGAAGCTGAAAATGGGCGAAGGTAATACCAAGTCCATTGAGGTTTCCTTCACCCCGGAGGAGTACGAGATTCAGCTCGCACAGAACAAGTTCCAGTATTATGACGAACAGGAAATGACTGACCCTATGCTCGTTCCTGTCGGCACTCGTCACATGGGTACTGATATGTTCAATACCGTAAACGGCGATGTGTACGGCGAGTTCAAGAAGGCTACTATGGTCGTTCCTACTGCGAAGATTGACTTCGCCGCATTTGTGGACGCTGTTGCCAATCTGAACATCGAAAGCACTGACAATCAGCCGGAGAAGGTTGCTCCGCAGACTTTCGCTTTCGTACACCCGGGCGATACTGCCGAGCTTCGTAAGAACCTCGCAGAAGACCTCAAGTATGTGGAAGCGTTCGCTCGTGCTGGTTACATCGGTACTGTCGGCGGCGTGAACATCTACACCAAGAAGGACGCTACGAAGGGTACTATCGTGGTTGCTACTCGACAGGCAGTTACCATCTTCAACAAGAAGGGTGTCGAGGTTGAGACTGACCGTAACGGCGATATTCGTCAGAACACTATTTGGTCTCGTAAGTATTACCTTGCGGCTCTGACTGACGCTACCAAGGCAGTCAAGATTTTCAAGGGTACTGCTACTGCCACTACGGACACTACGGTTTCCGAGGGCAAGGTTTACTACGCTAAGACCGACAACGGCTACATCGTTGGTAAGCCTAAGACCAACCCGAAGACCGAAGGTTTCTAC